TTGTAATAGCATAAACTTTGCAGCACTAAATAAAGATAATGGTGAGCGTGAATGTTATAGACCAATGAATGATAAATTTATTGAAATTGACTTTCAAGGATATCATCCGCGTTTAATAGGACAAATGGTTAAATTTGAATTTCCTAAAGATAGAAACACATATGATTATTTAGGTGAATTACTTGGTGTATCACAACAAGAAGCTAAAGAATTAACATTTAAACAACTATATGGTGGTGTTTGGCGTGAATATCAAAACAAACCATTCTTTAAAGAAGTAGCAATGTACGTTGATGGTCTATGGGATACATTACAATACGGGGGTACAGTGGTTACTGAAAATAAAATATTTATACGTGACCAATTAGAAGACATGAACCCTCAAAAGTTATTCAACTATGTGGTCCAAAGTACTGAAACATCAACTAATGTTAAGTTGCTTGAATTAGTGCTAGATTATTTAAAAGATAAAAAAACCAAAATAGTATTATACACTTATGATGCGTTTTTGTTTGACTACGCTAAAGAAGATGGTGAAATTTTTACTACCATCAAAGAACTGTTGCAATACCCGATAAGCGTCAAGCAGGGCAAATCATACCATGGTTTAACTAAAATCTAAATATTTATGACGGACAATATATTTTTCGATTTGAATAAATTATTCTGTACTTTCACTACTCCAGACGAGCTGGACACGGTTCTCTCCGATATTAATCGTCGACATACAATATTGTACAACAAGATATTTGTACTTGAGTCACCTCAAAGCAAAGAATTAATGTGTACATATAATATCGATGCAGGTAATACATCTGATTCTCCATTACCTAACACTATATTATTACACCGTAAAAAGGAAAGTAATACATTATATACAATTAATGCTTTAAATGCGTTAATTAGACAATTAAATGAAGGTATATTAGATACTAGATTTATTGTTAATTGGGCTGATTATAAAAATTGTATATTACTTAATACAGGTCCTGAATTACGCAAATTAGATACCGCTATTTATAAAATTATAGATCTTAATAAATAATGGCAAGTTATACAGCAGCACAACTTAATTGGACCGGATCAATAGGTGAAGATCTATCAGGATTAAAAACATTTGCTTTTACTAATCCTAGTGAATCTGCTTATTTTACATTGGAAACAATTCCTAATGCAACGGGTTCTTATGCTGGAGTCCCTACTAATGCTCTAGGAACGTGGGTCGTATCAGCATCAATGGGTTTTGTATCATCATCGTATGTTGCTTCTGTTGTAGTACAACCTGGTAGTTCAACACTTACTTTTACTCCTGCTGCTTCTGTTACTGGAACTACTTATCGTTTAAGAGGAACAGGAAATTATAGCTTGACTATCTCTTAGTTTGGTGGTCTAAATAAGGGTTCTTATATTTAATTCTAAATAAAAACAGTTATGGATCTTAATCTTGTAAAGCAGAAGTTAGCCGCTGCTCAAAATAAAGGGCAACAACGTGAAAAAATCGATTACACAAAAATTTTCTGGAAACCAAAACCAGGCAAACATCAAATTCGTATTCTGCCTTCTAAGTTCGATAAGGCATGGCCAATTCGCGAAGTACAATTCCATTATGGATTTGCTAAAGGACCAATTTTGTCTTTAACTAACTGGGAAGAAGCAGATCCGATTGTAGATTTTGCAAAACAACTTCGTAAATCATCTGATAAAGAAGATTGGCAGTTAGCAAACAAAATCAGCCCTAAATCTCGTTTCTTTGCTGCTGTAGTAGTACGTGGTGAAGAGCATTTGGGAGCTCGTTTGTGGGAATTTGGTAAATTAACTCATGATCAACTTCTCGGTATTGCTGCAGATGACGATTATGGTGATTTTACAGACATTACTGATGGTCGTGATTTTACAGTTGAAGCAACTGAAGATATAGTTGCTGGTAGAAAAGGCATTAAATGTGCTCTTCGTCCTAAAGTTAAACCAACCCCAATTTCAGAAGATGCTGCATTAGTAGAAAAGGTACTTGAAGAACAACCTGATATTCTTGCTATTAATCGTAAGTATACTTATGATGCTCTTAAGGATGTTTTATCTAAATGGTTAAACCCAGATGAAGAGCCAGCTGCAACTGAAACTCCAATTGCTTCTAAAGAAGAAGAGGAAGATGATTTCATTGCTGAAATGAATAAACCAGTTGCTCCAGCTTATAGCTTGGAAAACAATGCTGGTAAGACAAGTAATGCAGATAAATTTAATGACCTATTTAACGATTAATAATGGCTAAAGCTAAAGACAGTTTAACATCAGTAGTATCAGAGTCACTTAAAAAGTCCTTTGATATTGACTCGTTTAAAAAATCCAAATTTCTAGACCAATCTGTAAAATTTAAGCCACAAAAGTGGATCCCACTTTCTAAGGCGTTTCAAGATGTACTGTCTATACCTGGTATTCCGATGGGCCATATAACTTTGTTACGTGGTCACTCGGATACAGGTAAAACAACAGCAATGCTTGAGGCAGCAGTAGCAGCACAAAAAATGGGTATATTGCCTGTTTTTATCGTTACTGAGATGAAATGGAATTGGGAACATGCAGTACAAATGGGATTTGAAATCCAACCTGTAGCTGATCCTGAAACTGGTGAAATCATTGATTATAAAGGTTTCTTTATCTATGTTGATAGAGGATCACTTAATACAATCGAAGATGTAGCTGCTTTTATGGCTGATCTACTTAATGAACAAGCAAAAGGCAAATTACCATTTGATTTATGCTTCTTATGGGACTCAGTTGGTTCAGTACCTTGTCGTTTATCTGTTGAATCACAGAAAAATAACAATGAGTGGAATGCAGGAGCAATGTCTCAACAGTTTGGTAACTTTATCAATCAAAAAATTGTATTATCACGTAAAGAAAATCAACCATATACAAATACATTTGTAGCGGTTAATAAGGTATGGGTTGCAAAACCATCAGTACCAATGGAAATGCCTAAGTTGAAAAATAAAGGTGGTGATACTATGTTTTTTGATTCTTCACTTGTAGTAACATTTGGTAATGTAACTAATAGTGGTACAAGTAAGATTAAAGCAACTAAAAATGGTAAAGACGTTGAGTTTGCTAAACGTACTAAAATTTCAGTAGATAAAAATCATATTACAGGTGTACAAACAAAAGGTACTACTGTAATGACAGTTCATGGATTTATTGAAGATGATAAAAAAGCAATTGATCTATACAAGAAAGACCACTCAGCAGAATGGTTACAAATATTAGGATCAGCTGATTTTGATATTATTGAAGAAGATGAAATGACTGAAAATGTTAAAGATATAAGTGATCTAACAGATGTCGAAGAGTAAATACACAGATTTACTTACCAACATTCAACCAGATATTCGCACAGAACTTAGTTCAATTTTAATCATAGATGGATTAAATGCCTTTTTAAGGAATTTTACTGTGATTAATCATATAAATCCGGATGGCCACCATATTGGTGGTCTTACCGGGTTTTTAAAATCAATAGGATATGCCATTCGAATGGTAGACCCAACTAAGGTAGTTATAGTATTTGATGGTGTTGGTGGGTCAAACGCAAGACGCAATTTATTTCCTGATTATAAAGCTAATCGTAATGTTAATCGCATTACTAATTACTCTATATTTCAATCTAAAGAAGAAGAAACAGAAAGTATTAACAATCAAATGGAACGTTTGATTCAATACTTAAAGTGTCTTCCTGTTTCGGTTATAGGTGTAGACGGATTAGAAGCAGATGATATTATAGGTTATCTAACTAATAAATTTCAATCACATGAAGGAACTCAAAAAGTAACTATCATGTCTGCTGATAAAGATTTCCTTCAATTAGTATCTGATAAGGTAGAAGTATATTCTCCAACTAAAAAGAAAATATACAAACCAAAAGATGTATTTGAAGAATATGGAGTAACAAGTGTTAACTTTCTTAATTATAAAATATTATTAGGTGATTCATCTGATAATGTCCCTGGAATAACAGGTTTAGGACCTAAAAAACTAACCAAATTATTCCCAGAATTAATGGATAATAATAGAGTTACTTTAGAAAGTATCATAGAAAGATCAGCTGAATTAATAAATGAAAATAAATTGTATTTATCTATTGTAGAAAGAAGACAACAACTGTTTGTTAATCAACAATTGATGTCTTTGAATGGAGAATTTTTATCACCAGAGAATAAACAATTAGTTAAAGAAGCATTTACTAATTCATATGAATTAAATATACCTATATTTTTGCAGTTATATCACAATGATAAATTAGGAGAAAGTATTCCTAATACACAATCTTGGTTAACTCAATTATTTGGTTATCCGAATTCTTTTAAATAAATTTAGGTTATGACAACATTACAAAAATTAAACCAATATGGACCTGTTTTTCAAGTTAAAGTACTAGGTGCTTTACTTACACAAAGACAGTTTCTTATTAACATTATAGATTCCCTTGATTCAGAATATTTTGAATCATCTGCTCATAAATGGGTTGTAGAATATATTCAAAAATATTTTGGAGAATACCACACTACACCTACTGTAGAAACAATGTCTATTGAGACAAAAAAGATTGATAATGAAGTATTAAAAATATCAATTGTAGAATCACTTAAAGAAGCCTATAAAATGGCTGATCAATCTGATTTAGAATGGGTTGAAGCCGAATTTAGTAATTTTTGTCGCAATCAGCAAGTTAAAAAAGCTATCCTTAATTCAGTTCAGTTACTTGAAATGAATGATTTTGATAGTATTCTTCAGTTAATTGGTAAAGCAGTTAGAGCGGGTGAGGATAAAACTGTAGGATTAGATTATAATATTGATATTGAAACTAGATATCGTGAAGATGATAGAAACACAATACCATTTCCTTGGGGTACATTTAATGAATTGACACAAGGTGGTTATGGTAAAGGTGATTTAGTACTTGTGTTTGGTAATCCTGGTGGTGGTAAGTCGTGGGCTGTTACTGCTATGGGTGCTTATGCCGCAGCATTGGGGTATAATGTAGTGCACTATACACTTGAATTAGGCGAAGGATATATTGGTAAACGATATGACGCAATATTTTCTGGTATTGAAGTGGATAAATTGCATTTGCACCGTAAAGAAGTAGATGAAATAGTAGGTAAAGTAAAGGGTAAAGTAATTATTAAAGAATACCCACCTAAAAGAGCATCATTTGATACTATAGAAGCACATTTACAGCAGCTTGAACATCAAAATGATTTTAAACCGGATTTAATTATCATCGACTACCTAGATTACATGCGTACTAAAGGTAGAAAAGAACGTAAAGATGAAATTGATGATGTTTATGTAGCTGCAAAATCATTTGCTAAAGAAAAAGGCATTCCTATTGTATCACCATCACAAGCAAATAGAACAGCGGCAAAATCAGACATTATTGAAGGTGATAATGCGGCTGGATCATATGATAAAATTATGATTGGAGATATAATTATATCCTTAGCTCGTAAACGTAAAGATAAAGTAGAAGGTACAGGGCGCTTCCATATTATGAAAAACAGATATGGAGCTGATGGTATGACGTTTAGAGCAAAAATAAATACATCAAACGGATTTATTGAAGTTGACAGCGATCCAATTGATGATGACGACATAGAAACTAGTAGTACTAATAAGAAACCAGTAAATGATTTTTCAAGCGTTGATGTAGAAGAAAGACAACTTCTTCAACAGAAATTTTTCAAACTTGAATCTTAGACATAGTATATACTATATTTATAAACACAATCAGTAAAATTATGGTAAAGGTTAAAAGGTTCACTGCCGCATGGTGTGGACCGTGTAAACAGCTTGCTCCTCTTTTCAATCAAATTCAATCGTCATTTCCTGACGTTGAATTTCAAACTATAGATGTAGATACTTCTCCTGAAGAAGTACAAGAAAATCTTATAACTAGTGTACCAACGGTTATAATTTTTAAAGATGGTGTAGCCAAACAGCGTTATGTTGGGGTACAACCAAAATCAATGTATACAGATACTATTAATTCACTTATTTAAAACAGAACAGAAAATGGACGTAACACAGAGTATCCTCAGTGAGATCACTACTTACATGAAATATGCTAAGTTTAGACCTGAGTTAAACAGGAGAGAAACATGGGAGGAATTAGTGACAAGAAACAAAGAAATGCACCAAGCAAAATTCCCACAATTAAAAGATGAAATCGAAGAAGCCTATAAACTTGTGTATGATAAGAAAGTATTACCATCAATGCGTAGTTTACAATTTGCTGGCAAACCCATTGAGCTTAATAATGCTCGTATATTTAACTGTTCTTTTCTTCCTTTGGATGATTGGAGAGCATTTAGTGAAATAATGTTTTTACTCTTATCAGGTTGTGGAGTAGGATATAGTGTACAAACACATCATATAGAACAACTCCCAGAAATTAAAGTACCAACTAAACACAAAAGATACTTAGTAGGTGATAGTATTGAAGGATGGGCTGATGCTGTTAGAATGCTTTGTAAAGCATATTTTAATAATGGTCCTTTACCTTTATTTGATTTTAGAGATATTCGTCCTAAAGGAGCTCAATTAATTACTGTAGGTGGTAAAGCACCGGGTCCTGAACCACTCAAAGAATGTTTATTTAACCTTCAAAAAATATTTGAACGTAAAAAAAGTGGAGATAAATTATCATCAGTAGAAGTACATGATATGGCTTGTCATATTGCTGATGCTGTATTGAGTGGAGGTATTCGTCGTGCTGCTCTCATCTCATTATTCGATTTGGATGATGAAGATATGTTAACTTGTAAGTTTGGTAATTGGTGGGAAGAAAACCCACAACGTGGTCGTGCTAATAATTCTGCCGTTGTATTACGT